GATAAACTTGCGTTGATAGATATCATGAGATTGAGACATATCAGTCCATGGCCTCTAGCCAACCACCATTGTGCCGGTCAGCCAGAAGTCCCATCTACAGTTAAGGAGACGTTCTCCTACCTGCAGATCCTCCGACCCTACTGCCAAGAAATATTCTTGGAGTCAGGGAAAAGAGGTAAGATCGCGGAGTTAACGCGATCAAGGGCAAAGTCACGACGCTGGTTCAAACGTTTGCCAGGATTGGCATCGGCCAACGGAGACATAACAGCAAGGATAACCTCGCTTATGTCAAGGCGGGATAGCAGAGAACTGCTAACCTACCGGACCGCCGTTTCAGCGTTATATGTCTCTTCCGACTTCAGGATTGGAAATCTTGAAGCCGATTCAGAGGCATTGTTAACTTTTATCCTTAAATTCGGAACTGATAGGTTCACCAAGTCTTGGAAACTCGCGTCAACTATTCTTCAAGAAGAGTTGTTCGAGGATCAACTTGCTAATGAACCTGCGAGAATAAAGATCAGGAAGGAGTCTGAGGAAGATGAAATCTCCCAAAAACTCCTGGCGATCTTCAGGAATTCAATCTCTTTAGGTCTCGAAAATTTCGACCCTGAAGAAATCACAGTCGCGAAAATCTACTTAGCGTCACCGATTTTGCAATCGAGGTCCTTCCCTCCCCCGAGCAGAGCTCAGAAGGAGAAGAAGGTTGAGTCTTTCATAGAAGGACTAACGCAAAAGACAGATAAGGATGAAATATTAGAATCAGCATGTATGTTGCTCGGTACGTCAATAGCAAAGGACATAAAGTCACAAATTGAACGCCGGGAGGTCGAATTCGACCCTCGGCGGCTAACGACGCACACCTCGCTTAGCTCTGGTGCTTCAATTGAATATACTAGAGAAAGCGGGGGCAAATGGAACACGTTGGAAGACACAGGCCCTTCGTCATTCAGATCTTTCCTAAACACGAAAGTTCGTGATCTAGGATTAGAACAGATTAACGGTAGGGTCTATGATCCTTACAGCAACGATATTTGCAAAGTCGAGGAATCCGAGCTCCCAGTATGGAAGATCGCGTACCTCGAACGAGAACACCCGTCAGCAACTTTTGCCGAAGATATAAGAGCATGGTACAAGCGCCCTGAAGAGTCAGGGGACTTTGCTTCAGGAATAGATAACAGACTAGGAAGATTATTACTAGTCTGGTCCACTCTACAGAAGAGGACTTGGGAATCCAGGCCCCCTGATGAAAGAGGTTTCTTGAAAGTCAAAGTCGCCCTTGTTTCTGAACCTGGAGGAAAACTCAGGCCAGTAACATCGGGACCAACTTGGTTGTATTCTTATCTGTCGCCTGCAGGCCACATGATAGGAGATTTCCTTAGTATGATTCCTGGAGCCCATGTTGGGCTGAAGGAGTCAGACCATCTCTATCGATTTGGACAAAGCTTTTCGAATCATCATTCGAAGAAGAAGTTGGACAACCTCTTCATAAGCACGTCAGATCTTACCTCTGCAACAGACAGGGCAAGACATGACGCCTCGTTCGGCTTGATGGTCGGTTTAATAACCGGACTGCAAGACGCGGGTTTGATCTCAAGATCAACAGCGCAGTATCTGATTGACTGTTCAGAACTCCTCTGCTCTCCAAGGGACGTCCAGATTAAACTGAGATGTCGGGAGTACAGAAGACTAACCAAAGAAGTCAGATCGGTACTAAGGAAGATCGGCAGCAACCTCTACGAGTTCACGACGACAGTCGGTGTACTCATGGGAGAGCCATTAACAAAATCAGTCCTAACGGCTTCCAGCCTTGCTGCACTCAATTGTGCTAAGTTCGGAACTGGTAACGTAAAGGAATTGTTAAACCCCGTGTTGATAAGAAAGGTGCAAATGCATCAGTTCACAACATGGGGAAACAGGTCGATTTTACACTTCGGTTGTGCAGGAGATGACCACACAGGAATATCTTCCAGTGTGGAAAGTCTGATGAACATACCGAAGGCGCTCGAATCAATGGGTTTCGAAATCTCTTGGGAAAAGTACAGGATTAGTAGACACTATGTGCACTACTGCCAAGACTTTGGTCTGGCACCGATGTACTCTTCAACAATCTTCCTTGATTGTCCAAGAATGCGACTCTTCAACCAATTTAGGAAAGAAGGTGCGCATGACAACTTCGAATCTCCTGACCCATTAATGGGTAAGATCAAAGCTCTAGAAAGAAGGTCAAGATACGGAAAGCAAGCGTCAGCTTTCGAGGCAAAAATGCAACGGAAGTTAGACGATCACACTCCACTTTTCCTAAGAGCGAACATGACATCTTGGTTCGAGAAGAAAGTTCTTCTCAACCCAGGGACTTATGCTCCAACTCTTTTAGGAGGTCTAGGCGTTCCGTCTTGTCCTCTAGAAGATGAAAAGGTCGAAGAATTCCAAAGGAAGTTCCTTGGTAAAAGAATTTACCAAAGAGCAACCCAAGAATCTACGGTTGAACTCTGGGAGAGAGGGCTCTCAACTAGAGTTGACCTATACACGGCTGAACAGCTTGGTATAAAGACCGAAGGTCTCTTTACGGTAGATCAAGCATGGACTAAAGTCGAAAACGACATCAGCTCTGATCGAGATTCAACCAAACCGTCTCACAGAAGAATCTGGAAGACAGTGAGGGATGAATTCGTTGATCTGACACGTCCAAACAACATAGTCGGTAACAAGGAAATCCCATATACCGCACTCGTGCTTGGCCAAGCTAGAAAGGAGACCTCAAAGCCTCTAAGGGCGAGACAGTTCTTGAAAAGAACTGAATCGTTAAGAGGTTTGAAGTATGATGGTGAATTGCCAAGAGGGCCAGAGGAGCTACAGCTTCTTTTGCCTTCGGCGTTAATGCCAAGAGCAGAGCTCAAAGCACTAACCGGAACAACTTTCGTTGCCCCGAATTTAACCATTCCCGCCAAATTCTTTTCTGATGGCTCTAGGTTGGAAGACGAGAGGTCGCGAGTTGCTCGCGATTACCCCTTCCTACCAACGGAACCACCAGATAGAGATGAGCTAGAAGGCTTCCCTGGATCGGACGTTGAATCAACATCCTTACACGGTACACCTTCATGATAACTCACCTCTAAGATTTTT